GCGTACCGGGCGGCCATGGTCGCCTTTCAACTTCGTCAATGCCTGGCGCGCTGCTTCGTAGTTCTCGGGGGTAAAAGGCTGGCGAGAACGCACGGCGAGCTGCCAGAGACCAGCCCCTGCCTCTACACGGGCATCTACACCGAACAAGAACTTGTCGGACATAAACACTTGCGTGTCGTTGAGATCGGTAATCGAGCGGAAGTTGTAATCACGCCGCTTTTGGAACATGACCGCTTTGATCACGCGGGTGTTATCCATCACGTACCAGGCGTCACCTGCGCCGCCCATATCGTTACTGACGGAGACTTCTTTACCCGACTCATCAAGCACCGGGTGGTCGGCATCAAACAGCGGCTGGCCGTCGTAGCACTCCGGGTTTTGCTCAAGTACTTCCACAGCAAGTTCGTTTGGGTGCTCACGTGAGCTACGGCCAAACTCTTGGAAGATGGGCGACCACAGGCCGTAGGTGTCGTCGTCAATGGAATCCCGTGGCACACCTTCGGTCAGCTCGAACTTGCGGTTCTTGATGCTGAATGCCGCGCCTTCCAGGCTGTGAATGACCCGATCGCCCAGCCATTCGCGCATGCGCGGTAGGCTCTTGAGGAAGGGGTACACCTCAACGGCAGTGGTGCTGGGCACAGTGGTACAGAACAGCTCATACAGCGCTGCCTGTTCTCCCATGGAGCTAAAGCCCTTCTGGAAGGCGGCGTTGTAGGCCTGAAACAGCACCTTCAAATTGGCTTGAGTAAGATTCATGTAGGCAGTCCTTTATCAGGCGCTAGCGGCAACGCCGTTAGTCGGATCGATGTTGACCCACACGCCACCACCGTCGACGTCGTCGACAATGCCAGCGGGGGAGCGTGTAGCGGTGCCATCGGTTTTAGCGACGGTCTGGTTATCCACGATGTAACAGACCTGGCCGATGTCGGCGGCGGTGATCTCATCAGCACCGGTGGAGTTGGCTAGGCGGAAATTGCCGCGCTCAACCTCAACGCGTTGATCGCCGTCTACTCCAGTCGTGTTGTCCTGGTAGTGGTAGAACACACCGGCAGCGGTGAGCCCGGTGGCGGTAGTGCCTGGCTCGACAAAGCCGGTCGCATTGATGACGGCGATGGTGCCCGCGAAGCACTCGGTAGCAGCGGCGACTAACAGCCCCCGAGACAGCCCTAAGCGATGCGGTGTGTTGCGGTTTTGAGTTGCAGCGGTCACGGGGTGATCCTCTTGCCTGTTGGGTTAGTGCTGAGCGGCCAGCTTATTCAGCGGGTGCGGGATTGGCAGCGCGGTACTGCTCGGGCGTCAGCCCCATGCTTTTGCACACCGCTAGCTCGGTCTCGTTTAGCGCGCCGTCGCCTTTGGTCTCGGTACCCTCCGGCGCTTTGCCCTGGGTCTGAGTGGTTCTCAGTGCGGCGATGCTGGGCGCGCCGTCCAAATGCGCTTTACAGGCAGCAATGCCTTGGGTGCGTAGCCAATCCGCCGTTTTCTTGCCGGGGATGCGGCCATCTTCCAGGCCTTCCTTGATCAGTGCGTCCAGCTCAGCGGTGTTGCTGTTGGCTTTCAGGGCCGCTAGCTGCTGGGTGGTTTCTTCATAAACGTCTTTAGGCACGTACTGGCTCATGTCCGCTGGGGCGGTGGCGCTGGATGCTTTAAGGGCTGCGACGGCTTCCGCTGGCTTCGCGTCGTCTTTGGCACCAAGGGCTGTGCGGAACGCGTCGGCATCGGTCTTGGCGGCTTTCAGCGCAGCGATTGCGGTGTCGATCTGTTCATCGGTTGCTTCAGCGGCCAAGCCGAGGGTTTGAATCAGTTGCTCACGTTTCACGGTGTCGATCTCCTGGGCGTCATCATTGACGTCGTGGGTAATCGCCATCCGAGCAGCGGCAAGCTGCGCCGCGCCCTCATCAATGGCGGGGGTGTTGGTTAACGCCAGGTGCAACAGGTCCAACGGCACACCGTTGGCGTCGTAGGGAAATACGGGGGAGAGGTAGCGGTATTCGTTGGCGTCGATCGCGGCGCTGGCGGCGGCTGTCCAGGTAATGGCGCCGTACAGGCCGTCTTCCCGCCATTCAAGCGAGCGTGGGTCAAGCCAGCCGGAAGCAGGTGCGGGCTTGCCGTTCTTCTCGGCGTAAAGGGTTTGGTGTTCGTAGTCGAGGGCAATATCAGTGCTGCGACCGGCGGCCAAGCGGATAATCGCTTGTGCAGCTTCGGCAGAGAGGTGCCATGGGCCGGAGCCTTCAGCAGCCCCACGCGGTGCGTGAAAGGTGCCAGCAGGCATCAGGCGCGTTTTGTCGTCGGTGGCTTGCACTCGTAGAGCGCAGACGGCGACGCGGGGCTTGGTGTGTCGGCTGTGTGTTTTCATGCCCCCATGATCGGGGGCTTAGGGCGGGGCGTGGATTTAAAGCGCTTTAGGAGTTTTTGGGGTTATCTTTGCGCTGGGTATATGTGGGTGATGGTCGCATGCTTGGGAACCAGCGTTGCTTGGTTGAAATCATGCCGATATGTCACGATGGCATCGACATAAACTACTGGGCGGAAAGCGATGGCGTCCATATCTACATTGTCAAAATAAAGTCTGAGCCGCTTTTCTCCGACAGCGCTGGAAAGTACGCCCCACCAACCAGAATCCGTCTTATCACGATCCAGCGCACGTATCTCAAGCATTACGTTTTCATACTCTATCTCGCGTTCGTCAGCATTTAGGTCGGCATCATAGGGAATCTCAGATAAAGCTTCCGAGGAAAGCGAAACTTGTGGCGTGCCTTCCAACCCTGGAGCTATTACAGTCGCTTCTGAATGGCCTTCGACTGGGCGTAAAACATCTCTGGCAGCTGAGAAAAGCTGTTTGCGATTTCCATCTGTTGCCACCTCAGCGAGATCTATCACTTCTTCAGGTGTAATCCCAAGCTGGTCGGCCCCTATCTGAATGATGGTGTTGTGGTTTGCTTGGATGGAAGGGCTGTCATCCCCAGCAAACGATTTATAAAGCAGCATCAGCTGACTTATAACTAATAGGACAGCTAATCCTCCAATCCCCACTTTGACGGCTTTACCCATTGGGTGATTCTCCAGGAATTCTTTGAAAGCCTTCTCTTTTTCTGGGCTACTAAAGAAAAACCTAACAATAAGGTCTTCTAGAAGACTCCCAGCCTCAAGTCTTTCAACTCTAAGTTCATAACCGTCGATTTCGACTTTGGTCAGTTGCTCTAGCATCTGAGGAAAGCGTTTGGTCAGCTTTTCCAGTGCAAGCAGCGATTTAGCGATATCCCTTATAGCTATCGGCTCTTCTGTCGCAAAATAGAGCCTTAGTGGTATCTCTGCGAAATAAGCTTCTTGATGATCATCAGTATTGGTCACATGTTCCCCGCTGTATTCCCATTGGTGTTTATTTTTTCTCAATGGGAGGACTATATCCTTCTAACACCCTGGCGTTAAGCTCGCTTAAACAAAATCTAACGCGGGTCTAACGTGCCTTGGGCGCAAAAGTCGGGCCAACGTAGCGGGCAACTGCTCAGCGGCGCTTACAGGGGCACGTTGGGGGATGGCAGTTATAGGCTTAGATGGTCGGCGAGTATAGCTAGCACTTCGTCTTCGTCGTCATCCGATTGCCCGATAATTTCCCGCCCTGGTATGTCGCCCCATAGATGAGGGAACTCCGCCTTAGTACCGCCCCAATGCATCATGGGCGCGTAGACCATCAAACTGCCCCATTCGACGCTATCGCTAGTGGCGGAGTAGCTGAACTGTTTGGCCAGCTCGTTGCTCTCGCCCTCAAGCACGCGGCCGTGGCCTTTGCGCTTTTCAGTGACGGGGGAGTTAGGCGCCCAGGGCGTGCCATCCGGGGCTTCCTTATCCCTAAATCGCTGCTGGGTGCTGTTGATCATCTCTTCACCGATAGACTTCATTGGTGCGGTGAGATCTTCGCCTTTATTGATCAGATCTTGAATGGCGCGTTCGACGGCCTCTGAACTGACGTTGATGGTACCCATGAAACTCTCCTATACTGTTAATTAAGCGCAAGAGGCCAATATTCGTCTGGTGTACCCTGCGAAAGCAGATGAGGTATCTGGGGATGGCGAACCAGCCTTGCGCTTACTCTCTTCAAGACCCCTGCCTTAACGGAGCTGCTGCATCTTGGCTCTGACGTTTCGCTCCGCCGTTTCATCTGTGACCACAAACAGCGTTAGAAAGTAGTTCTTCTTACCATCCGCTGTGCGCTTTAATGCTGCTCGATACAGCCTTTCCCCTAGGCTTAAATAGACCATGCGCCCTGGTTCACCGTCGCGCTGGTAGACCTCGCCGCTATCCAATATCTGCTGTATGCGCCGATAATCCTCCAGCCCCACTTCGGGGTGACTGGCTTTGTGCGCGGTAAGGCTTTCTTGAGAGAGCAGCACTACGGGCGACTCAGCCCCTAACACCTGGCGTTCTACTGGTGGCACTACAGCTACCGGATATTCACCACGTACTTCGCCATTCCAAAAGCGATTAAATAGCGGTGCTCCTACCAGATCAGCAACGTTTTGCCGGGCAATCGTTGCCTCAACACTATCCAGCCGGTTCAGGCGTGCAGCGATCGCACGCTCTGTTGAGGTTTGCCCTGGGGCGTAATCCCAGCCCGGTTGCACGCCAGTGGGCACTGTGACGACTTCGCCGGTAGTGTTATCGACGCTTTCATAAGTGCCATCATTCGGAGCTGCATCTGGGCCGTCTTTGCCCATGCGCTTTAAGCCGCGTTCGTTTAACGTCTCGACACCGCAGTTGCAGCCGAAGCCGTTTGGCGCGAAATGGGTTTGCCACCACGGGTGATCGTGACGCAGAACCAGGTTGTGCCAGCGTTTGTGCTGCTGGCGTGGGTTCTCGACCGTGTTGTGTACGTAGCGCCAATACGGGCGCAGGCGCACAACGTCGGGGTCGGTCATCTGCTGCCACCGGCCAGCGGCGTAGGATGTATCCAGATTGGTTTTATAGATAAGGCGGGTACGCCAGGCGCGGCCCGCCTTAGAGCCTTCGCCTGTCCAGCCAGTCCAACCACGCCGGGCAACGATCTCTTCAAACTGCTTGCGGAACTCGCCCAGGCTCTGGCCGTTGCTGATCGCGTCGTCTACTGCGCCGCGAAGATCCGCGAGCAGATCCGCCTTAGTGGCACCGGCCACCACAAAGGCCGCGTCGTTTTGATCGCGGGTGATTTGCCCAGAGCGTGTGGTGGGCAAGTTTAGCTTGCGCCTGAAAAACTCGGTTTGCTCAGCGAAGGGACGGCGGAACTGGGCGCTAATCGGCATTGCCGGTTTCCTCATCGACCGTTGCACGGCCCGCTAGATCGGCGGCCTCAAACGCGGTGGCCATCACATCAGCAAGCTCCGATTCGTCCAGGTCATCAAAGGCCGTGGCGATCATCTCTTGCAGCTGCTCTAGGCTGCTCGCCTGCTCTGCAAGCTGCTGCACCTGGTTAACCCAGGCGTCTACGATCGGCTGCGCCTGGTCGTCGAGCTGGTCGAGCGTGGCGTCGCGGTAGTAGCTCGGCTGGCCGGGCTGTGTAGGCGCCTGGCGTAGTGCTGCTAGCGGTGGTTTTGACGCTGGCAGGCGTAGGGCGCCAAAGGGGCTTGGCGCTGCCTTTGGCATAAGCACCTCTTCGCCTTCCTGGGCTTTGGGGATGCCAGATTTCTCATGGAACCACCAACTGGGGATCTTCGCGCCCATGTCCACAAAGGTGGGCAAGCTCTTTGAGAGGCGTTCGAGATCCTCGGTTTCGCCACAATCCAAGTAAAAACGCGGGGCGCGGCTGGGCTTATCAATGCCGTAGTTGAGCGCGGCCATGGGCCATAGGATTTGTTTGCCGATACTGCCCGCGTACTGGCGCACATCGGAGCGGATCAGGCTGGTTTGCCCGCGCTCGTGAACATTGCCCAGCGCGTTGGTGTTCGTGCCTTCGCCGGTACCGCTGGTGAGTGTGCCGCCCAAGATGGCCTTGGCTTTGGCGCGCTCGCACCAGTCCATCATCGTTTTATAGATGTCGGCAGAGCTGCCTTTTCCCGCCGCTTCGGTAAAGTCGATGGCCATGCCTTCGGGGATGATGCCCGCTGCGTTCTGGCCCAACGTGACCACGGCGCGCAGCAGTGTAGCCTTTTCACGCTCGGTCGCGTTCTTCGGGTACTTACCGATGCGTGCCGGTAGGCCGTAGATTTCCAGCAACTGCGCTAGATCGCCCAGGGCATAGTTCTGGAAAAGGTACGGCCACGCCAGCATGCGGTGCAGGCCCATGCGCGCCACGTACCCACTCTTGGCGCGGTGGCGGTGTTGCACCCACCCCAAAGGCCACAGCTCGGCACCGGTGGCGCTCATGTCGCGCAGGGTAATGCAGTTCTGGTCATCCGGGTGCAGGCGGAACCATGAATGGGGGCGCAGCGTGGGCTGCTCGATGTAGCGCATTGCGCCATCGCGCTGCCACGGTAGTTCCAGGTTGGCCCAGCCGTGGCCGATGCCGGTACCGAGATCCAAGATCAGGTCTTCGACTTCCAGCGCGCTGAATACCTCAATGGCCTGTTCGGTGGCGAGTTTCTCTTGGGCGGTGGCGTTATCGGGCGGCACGATCTGCCACTCTAGCTCTGCTGCTAGCTGGCGGCGCTTGCCCAGGTCGGCACCGATCTGCGCATCCTTTTCTTCCATGTCATCGAACAGCTCGCTTTGCGCCTTGAGGTCACCTTGCTCCGCAGCCTCTAGAATCTGGTACAGGCGCGCAGGTGTGAGCCCTTTGGTGGGATGCTCGGCGAACTCGCGCTTCAGCTGACCGATGCGGGCGTCGTTTGTTTGCTGTTCTTTCAGGGCTGGCGCACTGGCCTTGACCAGGTTGCGCCGATACTTCGCAGTGGGGCTTACCATGCGCCGCCTCCTATTCCAAAGCTGGTGGTTTCAATGTCGTCGCTGTCGTTGTCCTGGTTGGGAACACCAGGCAGGGGCGCGGGGGTGAATTCTATGGGTACCACGTCCATCAGGCTGGCGTAGTACGCCAGGGCCAGCGCGATGGCGGCATCGCCGTGGCGGTCTTTGCTGTCGCCGGTCTTGGCATCGGGTAGCTTGGGCACGCCCTTAATGACCTGGAGTGCGCGCAAGTCGTCGACAACGTTGCTGTCGCGAGGAAGGCTGATCAGTTCGTCTTCAAACGCGGCCTTGAACGGCGGCATGTTGTTCAGGTACCAGCTTTGGGAAAGCATCACGACTTCGACAATGCTGCCGTAGCGCTCGGCGGCTTGTTCTGCCAAATACTGGCCGTTGCCACGACCATCCAACGCACCACCTTGTAGCCGTGGCAGGCGATCGGTAATGAAGAACAGCACTTGCTCTTGCTGCTTGAACGGCACGTTACGCAGCTCGACAAGGAACGGCACCTGGCGCACGAGCTGCTGGGTGATGGCCATGGGGGCAATGACGGTTAAGTCTCCGCTGCGGCCAAAGTCCTCGCCAAAGCAATGGGCTAACTTAGGGTCGAGTTTTTCGAGCAGGGGCAGCAAGTGTTCGTTGCACCAGTCGGCTATCTCTAGGGCGCGGTAGTGCTCCGGTACCGCGTTGAACTCAGCGCTACCTTCAAAGCGAATCACCGGGGCATCGACCATTCGCGCTTCGATCATGGCGCGGGAGAGGTAAGCACCGCCGCCCGCCTTGGGCACGCAGTAGTACTCTTCTAAGGCGTCTTCCCGCGTGGCGGTGTCCTTGAGCAGGTTGGCCTTCCATTCTTCCTCTGCCTCTGGCGTCCAGGGCTTGCCGCGCACTTGGCAAATGCGCTTATAGAGACCTTGCTCGCAGGCGTTATCCAGGGTTATGCGGTGGACGCTGTAGCGCTTTTTCTTTGCTCGGCTGTCTTGAATCAGCTCATTGAACAGGTTCTCGACGCCGTTGTGGGTGCTGATTAGGCGCACCTTTGCACCCCACATGGTGAGAGCCAAGGCAGCCTTCAGCACTTCGGCGAGCTGATCGTGGAAGGCCGCTTCGTCAATGGTGACGTTACCCTGACGGCCACGCATGTTGCTGGGGCGCGAGCTGAGCGCTTGGATCTTGAAGCCGCTGGAGAAGTGGATATTGAAGGTCAAAATATCCTTGTCTTCGTCGTGGTACAGCTCCTGTTGGATGTGGCTAGCGGCGCGGTTGAACGCCTTGGCCCACATGGCGCAGGCATCGATAAACTCGATGGCCATGTCTTTATTGGAGCCCACATAGAAGTGGTTAGTGCCCCCGGCAGCTTTGGCACTGCTAGCCGACAGCACGGCATCGGCGGCTTCACCCCAGGTTAAGCCGGTACGGCGGCTCTTCTCGGCGATCTTGAGGTCGGAGTCATCTTCGATCCACGCCTTTTGGTAGGGCAGCAGGACGGATTCAGGTAGGGCGCTCATTTGTTTAAGAACCCTCGAATAAGTGCAGCCACTACTATTGCATAGCCAAGGCTGTCACCGGCCTTAACGATGGCCTGTGCCATGGTGAGTTCTTCCATTAGGCAATCCCCAGAATATCGCGCTTGATGGCGTCGATGGCGTCGCGGCTCATGCCTTGGCTAGCCATGCTGGTTTCAGCTTTGGCGGCAGCTTCTTTAGCCACTTCGGCACGCATTTCCTTGGCGTGTTTCTTCTGGCTCAGCGATAACCGGCCCAGGCTATCCAGCGCTTTGGAGACCTTGCCCAGGTGGTGGGCGGCGGCATCTGGCTCGATCTCCATCTTGCGAAACTCTAACGAGATGCGTAGCAGGTGCTCTTGCACCAGGCGCGCCGTGGCGTCGATCAAGTTGCCTTCGTCGTCTTCCACGGCATCCGCCATGGCCTTGGCCATCTCGGTGGTGCGGCGAACGCTGCCCATGGCCTCTTCGAACTCCTCTTGGAGATCCTGGCCATAGCGATGCACTGAGCTTTTGGAAACGTTATAACCGCGCTCGCTTAGCCAGCCCGCTAACGCCTCATAGCCTTGAAAGCCGCTGTTCACGAGCCGCTCGTTTAGCTGTTCGCGCACCTCTTGGGGCAGGTCGAACACTTTATTGCGTGGCGGCATGGCTCATGCTCCTGGCCGCGGCTTTTCAACCCCCGGCACTTCTGCCAAACCGTTAGCAACATCGCTACCACGGGCTGTTAGTGTCAAAATCCAGCCTGCGCGGGGGCGCTGGAGAATGACCAGGTCTTGTTCATCCAGCCAGGCCAAGTCGTTGTGCAGCCGATCGGAACTGACGATGTGGCCATAGGCACCTTTAAGCTCATCGTTGAGAGAGTACTCATTGGTGGTGAACTGGTTGCGACGCGCCAGAATGCGCAGAATGCACAGGCGGCGGCCTCCTGTTTGGAAGTCTGAAAAGTCGGTCATTATCGGCCCCCTTGGTTCAGCAAGTAGTCATTAATGCGGTTGACCTGCAACGAGGTACTTTTTTGGTTGGCGCTTATTTCTGCCAGCAGTACGTTAGTGCGGGCCATCTGCTCTTGAAGGTTTCTGATATCTTCGTGATCGGGAAGGCGTTCCACTTTGTGCTCCAGGTTGACCACCTTACGCTCGACACCATCGATACGATCGTTGGTGCCCTTTATGGCGGCTTGGCTAGCGCGGTGCTTATTGAGCCAGTACACATACACCGCCATCAGGCCCGTTAGCAGTGCCTGCATTACGTCAAATAGCACCTTGGCGGCTGACCAGTTGATGATTTCCATTTCGTCCCCTTACTCGTTTTCTTCGTCGTCTTCGGCGCTTTGCGCGCACTTATCGGCATGTTCACGCACGCGGGAAAGCTTCAGCCAACCCCGCGTTGCCCAGTGGTGTAGATCGGTGATGTAGAGCGCCACATCGTCTTGGGTGTAATCACCCACAGGGCGCAGCGGTTGGCGTTCTGGTGCTGTCATGCCCGCTGGTGCGGCGCATTCGTAGACGTTGATAGAGGGTGGCGGCGTTAGTGGCTCTGGCGTTGTGCTACTGCATGCGGCCAAGGCAGCGAGAGCGCCCATGATCAATACCGTTCTCATGGCAGCGCCTCCAGCGTGGAGCGCAGCACCGGGGCCACGGGACCATCGTCGCTGTCAGGCAATCCCTGAATGCGACGGCGTAGGGTGTCGTAGTCTTCGGACTGCTCGGCCAATTCCTCTTGAAGCGTTTTAATATCGGCTTCCGCAGCACGGCGTTGGCGCTCGGCTTTGTCGAGCTGATCGATTAGCTCGCTGGCTTCCTTTTGCCATTCATCGCGCTTGTCGGTCATCTGCTGCAATGCTGAGCGCTCAAGCGCTAGCTCATTGGCGAGGTCGTTTGTCTGCCATGTCTTCCATAGAAGAGCGACAGAAAGCGCCACCAACATAAAGATCGTTACACGCTGGAGCATGGCGCACCCCCTTGCCAGCCAGCGCGCTCATAGCGGGGCGTTAGCTCCAGCAGGATGTGGCGCACGTAGTGGCGGTTCTCACGTTTAGCCCAGCCTGCGCGTGCGGTGTAGCGCTCAACGCTGCCAAACCAAACGCCGGGGTTATCCCCGGCGGCGGTCGCTAAGCGTCTATCTCGGTTCACCCAGCCCAGGCCACCGTTGTAGGCGCTAAGGGCCATTGCCCAGCGCTGGCATTCGTCAGCGACGCTTGCCAGGCGTTGCCAATGCCATTTGTTGTAGCGCGCCTGGGCGCGCATCGCCCACGTGGGCGAGTACGGGGCAGCGCGGCCTAGGTCGGGGTAGATCTCGGCGATCCACTTTGAGGTGCTGGGCATAAACTGGCTAAGCCCCTGGGCACCCACGGGGCTGTTGACGTTCGAACGCCAGGCGCTTTCCTGGTGGATCTGCGCGGCATGCACGGCTACACGGCCATTCATGCCCCATTCCTGCTGCACGATGCGGGTTAGCTCACGCTGATATCCATTCGCGGCGGCGGGGATCTGGGCGTGGGCGGGTTGACAGAATTCCAGCACTAGCAGCGTGGCAAGTACTAGGCTCATGGCGATCCAGATGCCGTTGGCACGTAGGTAGGATTTGAGATCGTTCATCATGACCGTTCCTCCTGGAGCGCTTGCTCGGCACGCTCAACAACATCTTGGAGGCGCAGGTAGGCGGCTAAACGCTTAGGGCCAGCGGCTAGGGCGTCGATCTCGGCAACCAGGCGCTTGCCCTCTGCTAGCAGCTCAGCGGCGGTATCGGCGCCCATGTCAGACTCCTAGGCCAAGTGCCAATACAGCAGCGGAGATGATGATGGCGCGGCGGAGCATGAGCAGCTCCCATAGCGTGCGCTCATTCAGATCTTTGTCAGGGTTAAACACCGCCGGGCGGGCATAGGGATAGATGGAGCGGTCGATCCAGTAGCCTAGGTACGCACCCCAGCACAACTTGGTTAGCGACCAGAGCAGCACGCCAAGCTGGTGCGGGTATAGAAAAGCCACGCCAATGGTGGTGATGAGGGCCAGGATCAGCCAGGGGCCGATGCGCAGCTTATCGAGCAGGTCATAGCGAGTTTGGAGGTTCATGGTAGGTGGCCTCAATGCAGGGTTAGCGGTAAGCGCAAGAGCAGTGAGGTTTAGGCTAGAGGGGTTTGGTTAGGGGTCGGGAATCAAGCGGTTTAGGAGTTTTGGGAGGCTAGAAAGCAAACAACCCGCCGAGGCGGGTTTGTTGGATATTTAGGAATGGGATTACTTCCAGTCATTGAGATAGCGCTCTAGCCAAAGGTACTTATCTTTTACTGTTTGGGGACAATCTGACTCAGTCATGCGTTGAGCACTTTTCACTAATTTGGGTCGGAGCTGTTCAGTGGCAAAATCGATAAAATAGTACCGATCTTCGGGGTCTTTTTTTAACGAACTATTATTTTCAATGTAACGTTTTACGTCATGATCATTGTTGATCAAATCCCAGGCAACGATGCAGCGCATGCTTTTTGCGTGAGCGTTTTCGAGCGTATATGCCTTAACAAGGCCTGGCCCAAAAACTTGATCTCCACGATGAAAAATATCTCCTTTGGTTATACCGCCCCGCAAAAAAACTGTAGGTTCTGTTTTATGGAGAAGTTTGCTTATCATGTTCGAAGTAAAGCCGACGAGCATTGCAAAAGCGTTGGACTGTCGGGCGTCAATTGACATTACTACAGCATCAGACATGATGGTGACATTGAGCATTTCCGGGCTAATAAATGAACCCTGAGGGGTGTGAACTTTCGAATATAATTTTCTACCTGACTCTAGTGCATTGAAAACATTGCGCAGTTCTTGATAAGGCCTATTGGTTAATTCCTTCATGCCTAAAATGTCGAGAAAAGCCACGTAGCTCTCGGTGTAGCTTGTACCGTGATATTTTTTATCTACACATTGGTCAATACTTGCAATGAATTGCTCAAGATGATCGGTCATTTTCTCTCCTTAAATCCCACAGTGATGCCGTCCGAGCGTCTTGAAACCTTCTCCTCTGGAGACAGCAGCAACGTCGATGATCCGAACTAAGCGGCTACCTTCGCCTGTGGCGTTTACCCGGACAGTTTCACATACGGACATCGCGTAGCCATCGCGGTTATTGCCGTTATCCAGTACGCCCACATAGATAGCGCCCTCGTCGGTCACCAGGAAGTCTTTTGCAGTACTGCCAGCCATCACTTCAGCTTTGATCGCTTCCTCATTAATGGTGACGTTGCTGGTTGCTTGGCTCTCGCCGCAGCCAGCCAGTAGCGCGGCGCTGATAATCGTGATCCCTGCGAGTGCTTTCATGCTTATTCTCCTAACTCGGTTGAGGCTAGCTTAGCCGTTTGCGCTGTTGCCGAAAAGATCAGATTGCATCCGGGCGCGGGCGAGCTTGCGCTGCTCACCTAGGATGCTGTAGATCTGCGCTTCGGTTAGGTCGTAGTCTTCGACCAGTTGGGGGATGTTGTCGCCGGTGTGGCGCTCCCATATTTCGCGGTCTCGCAAGGCGCGGTCTAGCTGTCGGCCTTGCGGCACGTAGAGGCTACGGCCACCGGCAAACGAGCTGATAGCACGCACGGCGGCAAAGGCGCGGCTGCGCGCTACTTTGGGATCGTCACCGGCGCGGACATGGGCGTTCTCGACCACGGTGAGCATATCGCTTAACCCTTGTGGCCACTTCTTTAGGATCTCGGGGTCTAGGTAGTCCAGGGCATCAGCGGGGATGCCGAAACCTAGATCTAGGTTGTCTGCCTTATGCGAGGTCATCGGGGTACCGTCCCTGCCGTTTGGCGTCGATGATCAGACCTGTCATTAGGCGGTGTAGCTGGTCATCGTCCAGCCAGTCCACCCGCTCAACGTTAAACATGCGTTTTGCCATGCTGTCGGCGTACGCCCAGGGGCGCTGCGCATGGGTCAGCATCGCTTCGATCTTGGCCATGACGTTCTGCCGTGAACGCGGCGGGCGAGGTGCCTTACGGCCCGCTTTCTTGGCGGGCTTTGGCTCAAACCCCAGGCGGCGAAACTCATACATAACGCCGCCTACAGTCTTATTCGTGAGTTCTTTGGCACTGCTCACGCCCGCAGTGCGCGCCAGGATGGCGCGGTAGTCTTCGTCGCTTAGGCCCAATTGGGCTTTAGCGATGTGGATCTGTGCCAGCTTGCCTTTACTGATCATGACGCCACCTCATCGACTTTTATCTCAAGATCAGGGAAGTGCTTCTTGAGGTGAGCCACCACCGCGCCCTCGGTACCAAAATTGGGTACAACGCCGATCACGCGGGGCGTTACCATGCGGTCGGCTTCCTTTTTGCCAAATGCTCGCTTGGCACTCGCATACACTTTTTTGGGATGCGGTGCCCGCTTCAATGGCCGCCAGAATTGCCCTTGGGGATGCACTGGCTTACCGTCCTCGGTTTTAGTCCATTCGAAATCCACGGTGCCGTCCACGTACACCACAACGAAGATCTTCTTACCGTCATGCATCTTGACCAATTGCAGCTCATGGCCATCGGCAAGCAGCTCAACTCTGCCGCCCAGGTGCTTTAAGCGCTCTTTGATATCTTTCCACTTATCCATGCATTACCTCATTGGCTGCTCATCAGTGCTGGGCCACCACGCCCAGCAGACGCCCCACGCGGGGACGTTTCGCTTTACACTCCCGCGATATCTAGGCTGATCGGCTTGTATTGGTCGGTGCTGCCGACACGCTCATAGATGCGGATGTAGGATTTTGAGCCTGTGATCTGCACCGCGTCAGAGATGGCATCCATAGCTCTCAGCCAGCGCTTGTCCTGAATGCTCAGGCGGCGCAGGCCTAGCACTTGGCCGGTGCGAATGTTGCCCGCCGTGTCGACGCGGAAGGCGTCTTGCACGATGGTGGCCACCTCGGGGCGGGCGTCGGTTGTCCAGTCGCGCAGGCAGTCTTCGATCAAGCCTTTGGCAGCCTGTAAGCGCTCATCAAACGTGATGGTTTCGGAGATGGCGCGCTGCACCTTGTAGCGACCACAGAACGACACCAGCTGCACATTGCCTTTCTTGCCACCGATCTGAACGTCGTACTCCTGGGCGGACGTCTCGACCAAGGCGGCGATCTCGCTAAACACATCGGCTTTGAAGTCCTTTAGCTGGTCGCGCAGCTCAGTGGCGCGATCGACAATCGAGAGCACGAGTTCATCGCGCACCTGGTCGATCGGCTTGATCTGCGACTCAGGAATCAGGCGACCTTTAGCATCTACCCGATAGCCTTCTGGAATAGCTTGTGATGTGGTTGCTGGGGTGTTCATGGTTAGGCTCCTTTACGGGCTTGCTTGCGTACAAAGTTGGAGGTGCCGCGATTCATGCCACGGTTGTGACGGTGGTGGCGCATCGGCTCAAAGGCGGCGCCGTTGCGCTGGCTCAATTGGCACGCTTCACGCTCGGACTGAGCCACTTCATCGCGCCACTGCTCGATCAGGTCGCGCCAGTCCCAGCTTCCGGCTTGCGCCTCGATGTCGTCGCTGTCCCTGTCGCTGTTCTGTTCGGATATGGCTGCAAGGCCGGTGTCCCAGCGCTGCCAAATGCGCAGCACGGCGGCTTCTTGCGCGGGTAGCAGTGGCTCTGGCTCCAGCGCCAGGCGCTCGAACTGGGCCGGGTTAATCAGGTACTGGGCCAAGTTCACACCGTGGCGGGCGATCCACAGGCGGATAAAACGGTCGGCGTAATACTCCAAATGCTCATCGCTGTAGGTTCTCATTGCTTGTCTCCCGCGTTGGCTGCGCCTTTAAGCAGATCCGATAGGCGCTTGGGTGCATTGGCTTGCTCAGTCGTTTTGGCGTTTTGCCGCTGACCCTTTTGGCCGCTGGCCACCGTGGGCTGGCGGCTTGCCATGCGGGCGTGTTCGGCCAGTACGTC